GTCGTAGTCACGGAGGACCTCACGGTCCTGTGGCACCGTCTTGTCAGAATGCGGAATAGGCGCGAACTTTTCACTACTACCTCTGTAGAAAACTAGTGAGTTTTCACAAGGATCAATAGTATGATGACCAACACTAGCAATGGTTGAGCTTGAAATTCTACCGAGAGTTTCTAAGCTTAATCCCACTGGTTCTTCACATGTCACTGCGTCAAGGAACTTCTTAAGTTGGGACTCTGTCTCAACCTCAGAAGTAACTGATGAATATATACAGAGAGACTGAAGCACCTTTGAGAATCTCTTCTCAGAGCCTTCAGACCAACTGAATAATGCCCCGATAACTCCATGGAACTTGCCAGACCTGTTCTTTCGAACATATTTGGTAAGACATGGTAGTTCCGCGTGTTGCCGTATTAAGTCAACCTTCAATGATTTGAAGCGCTTGACTGCCCACTCGGGCCCGTTGTTGGTTACCCAAGAGTCCCATTTCGCAACAAGTTGCGGAATGAGATGATGGGGGATACCAATGACTACTAATCGATGACACAAGGCTTCCCGTCTGGTACTCCTATTGGAGTGCATAACTGCTCCTTTCTGCCCTATAGGGCAATTGGATTCGTTATCCGACAGGAACGCGGCATGCGTTCGTTAGTGGTGCGCCCCTAGTAAGAAATCCCAACTACCATATTCTGAAGAGGATGGTAGGATGAAGGTTCAATTGAGGCCCTAAGTGCAAATGGTGTACGATCGGTTGAGAGAATAAACTCCACACGGATTGTACCGCATATACGAGAATGCCAAGCATTAACAGGTGTAAGATGAACTTCATAGTTGTTGGATGCAGAATGTTTTAAGCAACGATTAGTCTTCTGCTGTAAACTACAGTCAGTAGGATTAATGTCGCATTTATGACATTTTGTAGCCTTCAATATGGAGTTAATTATTCCACTTCGTTGAAGCAATGCATTACCGTTAACTGAGATATTATCCGGTTGAGTATATAACCCAACAGAAACATATCCACTTGACTTAGACTTCGATTGACCTATCATCCACTCATCATTCATTTATGGTGTTCGGGTGTCCTTACTGGGG